CTGAGACATGTACTCCAACACCTGGAGTACGGCATCCAACTCGTCCGGGGACAAATTAAGCTCGGCAACTGCTTCACGAACTGCGGCCTTAACAGCAGAAGACTGCTGCGGATCATTGTTCCGCAGGCCCGTAAGCGCGGCATCGTAGGTGTCGGCGCTAGATAAGGCAGGAGGCGCGTCAGCTTGTGCGGCTTGCCCCTGGGGCAAGGCCATGATGCCTTCATCTTCCATAGGTGTCCTTTCCAGGTTGTGCCAAAGACCCAGCAAGGGGTCGCGCGCCGGGAAAGGACGCGAAGATGGCTTCGATTATGGGGCAGAATGTCAAGTGTTGTCCACTCGTCAAGTCCGATCGATCTCGAGATAGGAGAGATAAAAATCCACGTCCGCCACACTGGCCGTGACCTTCAGCACATCTCCCGCGATCAGCACACAGGGCACGCCAGAGAAGATGTCCAGCGTCTGAGATGCTGGCAGTACATAGGTCTTCATGAGCTTGTACGGCGTCGCACCGCCAGCCGGATAGATAGCCGCGCTGATGTTAGCCGTGCTGGCATTGTCATTCGTCACCCGAAGGGACGACAAGACTGCATTGTTAGCCGCTGGAGCGGTGTAGATCTCCGTCTCCGTGGCGGCGCTAGGGGTTAGGTATTGGCGAAGGTATTTGTTGGCCATGTCACACCGCGGAGACGAAGTTGATGGTCAGGATCACGGACGGGATAGCAGGACGCGTTGGGCTTGTCCCTGCGGCGTAATGCTCAAGATAGACATCCGTACTGTCCGACCACCATGCAAGTTCTAAATAGTTGGCTGAGGGGTCATTGACCGTAAAGATCCCTGAGACGGCAGGCACTACGTGTGCCCAGATGGTGGAGCTTTTACGAACAGGGATGTCAAAGCGCGTGTTGCTTAACGTGTAGTTGACGCCCGTGTCCTTGGCCCATACTTCAAATTCCGCCGCCGTGTTGCCGCGATTCGTGACCTGCAAGCTGAACGTAACGAGGTAATGCCCGGCACAGGGCACATAAATCTTTGAGTTATCGACAATGCGAACACCGTTTGCCGGGTTGGCACTGGTGTACGTAATCAGGTTCTCGCTCGTGATCCCCGCGCTCGTTTGATCCGCGTCCGAAACCAACATGCCGTACGGCAACGAGATGCCATTACTGATCTGAAAGCCACGAATCCCGCCTGCAAAACCACCGCCCGCACCAGAACCAGCCGCGAACCACGAGCCCGCTCCGGCTTTGTCGTCGCTAACGGTCGGTGTGTAAGTGTTATTGAGCTGGAAAATGACCTGTTCCAGCGATCGCACGAGCTGGTCAAACGACTCCGCGCTGTACTGCGACGGAGCTGCGTTCGGCAGACGTACGTTGTTAATTTTACTCATCTGAGACCATCCGGCTGGATGTCAACGCGCATAGTGCCGAAGCGCCAGTTGGTATTCATCTCCGTGCTCTCGATCCGCAAACTAATCTGCCGTCCACGCGCCCGAGTGTCGACTTTATCCGTCGTAGGAGTGATCACATAAGGATCCAAGGAGCTCGGGACGGCAGAAGATTGAGGATAAGGCCTCAGAAGCAGGTGAACAGTCAGGTTGCCCTGCTGGTTCTTGAAGTCTGGGATAAACCGACGCATGTACATGACCTGATCGCCATCGCCGATGTCGAAATAGCCCGACTTCACGTAGGCATTGATGGCAGAACCGTTTCCATTAACGCCATCTTCCTGGTTGTACACAACCGATCGGCCAGCAGTCAGGCAATTGATGGTCGAAATGGTTAATTGTGTGCCCGTTGGATCGTAGGTGGTCGCCAAAGGCTTGGGATAAACGCCCAAATCCTGCCATGCGGTACGCGGCATCGTTCCAACAGACCAGACGTTCTCCAGATAGTTGTACGTTACAAAGCGATCGATGTAATTTGAGTTCGCAGTGCAATACCACCAGGTCACTTCGTTGAACTGGGTGTTGATACCGACGTGTACTTTCTCAGCTTGAATTTGATTAAGGTCCTGGAACACGTAATCCTGCACTGAGCAGGGAAGTTTTTTCACCGTACCGTCGAATACGAAGAAAGCGTCCTTGGACATCCAGTACGCCACGCCGTTCACGTCTGCTGACGCGTGAGGCGCGATCAATCCACAGTTGGCACCCAACTGCTGGAAGCCAAACGTGTACGGGGGCCCAAGATACTGCATGCCGTGAAGCGCGGTATCCGTCCAAATCAGGATCTGACCACGAGATCGGAGGGCAGAAACGATGAAGTTACCGTCCGTGAGCCGTTGTCCACCGGCCGTGTTGGTGGCAGACGGGGTAAACGTACCCATGTCCTCCTGATCCGAGAACCGCACGTACATCGGATCCTGCGTTAATGGCGATCCGATCGTGCTCTCCGTGCCGAAGCAGACGAGGTGACGATCAGGGGTCGAGATCAACGCATAACGGCTCTTGGTCGGCGCGCCGGAGATGGCCGTAGCTCGAGTGCCTACGCCCGAAGTCGGATTCCATTCATAAATGGAGCCGTCAACGAGCTGAAGGACGAGGATTTGACCGAACGTGTCAAACTGCCAGACGCGGGAGCTCAACGCGAGACCCGCCGAAGCGGGTCGAGGAGTGCCCCAGGTGTCCAACCCCCATGTTCCGGTGCCCCAGCCGTAGTCGCTGTAGCTTGTAGTAGAGCCTACGTTTATCTGATAGGCCGCGTCGGCCGACCCCGCCGCGGTGGCCGTGCTGGACGCTTGGGTCGGCGATTGGATGACGTATTCATTGGCGCTAATGACATCCAAAACCTCAAACTCGCCAGTCAAACTGGCATTCGGAATACCGCCGGGGTCACCTGTGACATTGGACAGGGTAACGAAATCCCCCACGATGCAGCCGTGAGCGGTGTCGTTAACGGTGACTTCCGTTTCGCCTGAGACGGTATCAAACGTAACGCCTACTTGGGTCGCACGGATTGGAGTGATGTCCGCCCAAGAGCCGCCGTAATAGATGTAAACCTTCTTGTTCGTGCCGACGACGAGGTAGGGAGACACCTCTAGGTCGTTCCAGGTGAACACCTCACTCGGCATGCCGACGAGGTAAGTGGTTGAATCACCGAAGGTCGTCCACCCTCCGATCTTTTCCGGGAGCCCATAGCGAAAACGGATGTAATCGGAATCGATCCACCCGCCTTCAGCGCCGTATTCGGTGTTTTGCTTGTCTACACCAGGCTTGAGAAAGAGTCTGAGGTATGGCATAGGCGCATATTACTTGATTGGGCCGCCCACGAGCCATGCATCGCAGGTCCGGTCTCCAGCGCACTTGAAGTGAAACAGCTCGCAGTACCCGAGATTGGCTGCCTGGACCACATCCGGAGCGTAGTTTTCATGCTCTGGGCCTTCTTCCGACGCTTCAATGCCGTTTTCAATGCAGGCAAGCATCTGCGGGGTCTGGATAAAGGCCGCACAGTTGCCGCAACGGGCCTTCTTGGCCTCACGGACCGTGGTCTGCCAGAGCTCGGCCTTCTTGTCCCAGAAAGCACGTGACTCTGACTCCGGGTTCAACGGCCCGTAGCCATACTCCTTGATGGCGTTGTTGCGATTCTTCAGGTTGATGTGGATGTCCACCGTCGCTTCGGGGCAGCCCTTCTGTCCCTTGGCATACGACTTACGGATCTCCTGCCCAATCGCGTCCTTTTTCACACTCGCCATGATGTCACCTGTACGAAGCCGTCTTCCGAGCGATCGACTTCGGCTGTTTTACGAATTGCTTCCCTTTAGCTTTGCCACGACGCTTCGCAGCCGTTGTACGAGCGTACTCAGCAGGGCTGAGAGCTTTGATCGCAGCTTCTGGAAGGTATCTTTCACCAGTTTTACTAGACGGCTTGCCAGACTTAGTACGCCAACGCTGATCGCCCCAAGCCTTGAGCGATTGTTGACTTTTTCGTAACGCCATAACATAGTCCACCTATGGAACACGAAGTAAAAAACTAATCTCGATACCCGCCACCACGTCTCTTGTATTCCTTTGCTAGTAACTGACTTTTCCTTGCGCTCCATTGCCCTGCTTTCGTACCCTGAACCGCACTGTTTTTAATACGATTGAAGAGCTCCTTACGCATCTCCGGCTTCGTGTAGTTACCGGCCGCGTTGACCTTGCTCTTGGCTTTCGCTTTTCGCTTCACGGCAGCGTCGCTCCCGAGGCAGCAGGAAGAGTGGTTACCTGAATAGCAACGTGACGCTGAAGATTCAACGCCTGGCCACAGTCAGAGCAAGTATCTGCCGCCAACTCCGCCTCGTCCAGATCGTATCCACAGGCCGCGCACAAAACGATGACTTCGTGGGCAGGCTCAACGCCCTGGTCCGTGGTCCGTGGTTCGTACACCGCTTTCATTGGTTCACTCCCGATAGGTACATGGCGCGTTCGTCCATGCGTCGTTTGACCAAGCCTGGCAGAACACGGCCCGCGGCCTTGGTCCACTTCAGGAACTCATCAGCAGCCTCGATCAATTCACCGCGGTTGGTCTTCATCCGCAGCGAACTACGTTGCAGATTGCCGAGACCCACGTTGAAGGAAAAAGAAACGAGGCTATCAAAGATCCCTTGGCTATTAAGAGCAGGAGGGCAAAGTCGGGCCACGCCGCGCTCAAATTTCGCAAGGTCTTGAGCAAGTAGAGCATCCACCTCTCCGGGAGAGAGGACGCGATCCCAACCTGCGGGTATCGGTAGACTTTTCCGCTCCTCATACTTCACCGCTGCATGCGTCGGATCAATCACGTGGCCCACGCCCACCGTCCACAGCAACGCCGGACACCGATAAGGACGATTCCTTACGCCCTCATGGTGCTTGATCATGCTGATGGCAGCGGCGGAGACTTTCACTTCTTATTGAAAGCTTGCGTGCCGAACCAAAAGGCAATGATCGAGGACAGGATTAACATCTCGTCATCGCTGAACACGTTCTCCATCGCGATCGCAAACGGAATGCCTGTCGTATAGGCATACCAGACGCCCGCGATGTTGAGCGCCACAAGTTCAAGGACGAAGATATACGTCACGACCGGACG